AATGCCATGTCCTTCTACATGAGAACGACATGTCATTGGAGAACGTAAAAATATTGTCTTGTCAAATAAATGTGTATCAGTTTCTTTTAATAGATATTCCATACCATTGGGAGTCATTCTATAAAACCTTGAATTGTATAATCTTATATTCTTTCTAGTTATAGTAACTGGTACGAAATTTCTAGTTCCACAATCATAATTTGGATCTTCGTGGTTAAAAGAATCTATATTATTGATACCCAATAGTCTAGCAAAATATCCTGAATCGGATACGTTATCTTCGACTATTATTTGAGCAAGACGCCCACTATGGGATTCTATGTGGTATGATAGTAAATCATTTACACCTCCAATTAAGAAGTTTGTATTTACTACTGTAGGAAATATCCCACCCATACCGTCTGGTTTAGTACCAATATTGATACCAAACTCTTTAAACTGTTTCGTATTAATTCCTTCTTGTGCCCTAAAGAAACTAGCCAATCCATGTTTAGATTGTTTAATTCTTTCTACAGCTTCCATAGTATAATCCATTCCTACATTCTTTATTTCATCTAAAGGAACGTCTTTTCCTATATTGGCATGTATACATTCATTAAATCTTGGATCTTCATTCATTAGTATTACGAAGTCTTCCAAGTTGATAGTATTAGCTAGGAACATACTAAATTCATTAATATCTAACAGTTTATGAAGACAATCATCAATAATATTATTTAAATCAATAATATCAATAGATGTAGTATACTCATCTATAAGATAATTGTCTATGTACTCTTTAATGTTTTTCTTTGTGATACAATCTTCAAAGAATATGTATTTAGGTTTAATTACTCTATTTGTCTTTACTATGATATACCACATTATAAGATTCATCCATAAATCAGGTATACTCATTTTACAGTACTTATCTTCATCGAATTTTAATGTAATCATGTAATCTGTCATATATTCTGTTTCTATTGTATCTTTCATCAGATTCAATATACCAGTATAATGAGCATCATAATTATTGATATTTAGTGTTCTTACATCAAATATCATTTGTTTATTTTTTGCAAAATCTGCAAATACATAATAGTTATCATAGTATAAAACTATGTCATTCAAGTCTTGTATAATGTCATCAATAAATTCGCTTTTCATCCTATCACCTCATAAGTATAATATACAATTATAAATTATCTTGAATTTCTATTGTTAGATCAAAGTTATTTACTCCGTTATTTATTATAATCTTTTTATCTTTACCAACTTTAATAAGACTATTGTTTAAAATTGTTCTTTGTTCTGCAAGTTGATAAAATAATAGGATATCTCCATCTTTATCACCATATTTTTGTATTTCTAATTTTGACATTTTTATCCCCCTTAAAATTATTTATTTTAGTATTATACATAAACCTGCTATTATATTTTCTACTGACTTTTCAAAATTTCCAACTTTAATTTTTAATGTTTGTTCACCATTGATATCGTCTCTATTAATAAGATCATGAACAAATGACCATACCTTTTTACCATTTTTAATATTAGTATCTTTAGATTCTTCATCTATACAATTATCATACCATCTATATCCAAATGATGGTTCTAAATTACATAAAGTATCACAGATATTATCATAATTTTCAAATTCTTGTTCTTCTGTTCCACAACCATAATCTTCTTGGCAATCTTCTTGTACACATGAAGCATACAAATTTCTAAGAATATCTTTATCCCTAATACTATCTGTATATGAAAATATAGGTGCAATCCACGTAGAATTATCATCATTGGTCATTTCTAATATCTTTTTATGCACATCCTCTGGTGCTTTTATACTATAGTATTTTAATGTAATATCATTATTGTCTTTCATATTTTATCCTCTCCTTTTTGAATATATAGGTTTCTTGGTTTTTCTTTCTATTATTTCAGATAATGATTTAGGTTTATTATTATCTGGTAATATATTATTTGGGTACATCTCGAAAAATGCTTCTGAAGGTGATTTAACTTTATACCCATTACTTGTAATTTTAAAAGGATTTATGTAATCAGTGTGATGTAATGTAGGGTTCCTATTATATCTACACACTTCATATATATATTTTAGAGAATCTATATTTCCATCCCATTCTTCTTTTATAACACAATTATCCACATATACATATACATTATTATACCAACCTTTATTAGAATATATACAAGATAAGTTATCATTTATTCTCTTAGTAAAACTATTATTACATTCACTGACAAATTCTTCTGCTGAGTTAGGAAATAAGTTTTTCTTTTCTTTAATAGACATTGAATCAAATTGTTCAAGTTCAATGATAACTATATCTTTTGAAGAATTACTTCCAGTACCATAGTAATGTCCATTTCTATTATATGAACGATCATTCATAAATGCGTCTATATTTATATTAAGATTCCCAGATTCGCAACAATATTTAAATTTTGGAAAACCATCTCCTGATGCTACATAAACTGATTTATCCCATATTATATAAACAAGTTGATCCTTTTTTAATTTAATATTAAAATTATCTGATACCAATCTAGATCCTTCTGAATCTTTCCAATATATTGAACTTTTATCATAATCATATATTGAATTTGGAGATATATGATAAGATGCGAATAAATCATATGTTTTCTTTTTATCATTAATTAATTTTCCTTTAAATGCGAATTCATCTTTCATTTTTAATTTAGACATACTACATGATTCAATATCATCATGTATAATGATTCTACTTTTATCATAAATCAAATATTTATTTAGATTAGGAATTGTGTCTAATATAAATTCATCTAATAAAGTTTTATTTGCAATTTCCATAATAGTTTGCACCATATTTTCTTTTTTACTATATTTCACTTCATTAAGCCAATTATCTATCATATTTTTAATACTATTATCAGAAATATATCCTGCTACTCCTACATTTATTGGTTCTGGTATATTTTCGTTTGTAGATGTTATTATATTATCATTATTATCGCTATTTACAAATATTCCAAATAATCTTTCAATAGTTTCATCTATAGTATTCTCCATAAAAAAGTGATTCACATTACATGAACCTCCTCTTGTTAAACTTTTTCTTAAAAATGTATCTCTTATTAAACCCATATCTTTACACTCTTCTTTACCAAAATATAATTTATCCAGAATATCATTAATACGATCACTCTCTGAATATTTTACTTCACAATTCTCTTTATCTTTATTTATTTTCATTTGATGTTCTTTGAATTTATCAGACAATAAACTCATATATTTTACACACTCCTTCATTAAAATAAATTATAAGTTGATCTATTTAGATATAAACCTTTTTCTATTATTTTTTCTTTTATACTAAATCTAGATCGTTTTCCCCTCTTGTTGTTGTTCTGCTAATGATTTTGTAGAATTAACCTTAGCCTCATATAAGACATAAGCTGGAATTTCATAAATATCAAAACTTCCATCCCATTCTCCTTTTCTATAAAAGTCTATAAAAACAAATATATCATATACATCATTTTTACCAAAAGAGGTTAAATCAGTTTTAGTCGCACACGATCTAACCTGAATACATTTTTCATTTTTATAACAATTAAATGTATATGATACTCTTTTATTTTTATTAGGGATTCTTAAAGCATTATTTTGTATACAAAATAAAGATATACCTAATATATCTGGAATATTATTAGCTCTAAAACCTAAGTTAATCGACATGTTACATAGTTCTCTCCATGATGTGTATATTTCTCTTAGTCTAAAGATATCTTCATATTCTGTTAATATAACATTTGAATAAAATTCTCCTTCTGGAAATTTGAGTGTTGTTAGCACTGTTTTCATAATAATCTCTCCTTCATTAAAATAAATACTTCTTCTAATGTATTCTATTACTTTGTTCTCATATGTATAATATATAATTATATTATATATTGGTCATAAAATATGGATAGTGTTTTACCACTATCCAATTTATTAATTATATTATTTTCTAGCATATCCAATTGGAAGTCTAGAATTTTGGATGTGTTCTTTTTGTTGAATAGTTGCAGCTCTCTTAGCAGGATTGGCATATCTTGTTTCAATAGCTGATAATAGCTGTCTTTCTTTAACTCTATTAAGAGCCAACTTATCAAATAAAGGATCATTCTTTTCTTTTGCTAATTGGATACAAGCCATTGATGTTCTTCTTTCTAAGTCATCTACTTTAGAAAGTCTAACCATTGTCTTTTTACCAATTAATCCTTTTTCAAGCATTGCCATACATTCAGCAGATTCTAAGAATTGTTGAATCTTTGCCTCAGATAGACATGATAATTCATAACATAAATAACTTTCATTAAACTCTCTAACACCTTCTGGACTAAGAGTCATTGATTCATCAATGGCTTCCAATTGAAAACTTTCTTCTAATGATTGTTGGTTTGATGTATACATATTGTCAGCTGTGTATCTTCCCATGAGAAATTCCTCCTTGTTATTATATATAATATTTACTTGTATTTAATACAATTTATTATAATGTTACCTATTTTAAGGTATAATTGAAAATGAATTATAAGTCAACTTCATATTATAATACAAAAAAGGAGTTGGTTAAAATTGGCTTGTGGTGCTTTAGAATTAGACAATAAGCAGATTATTAAGAAATATAAAGAGGTAGCACTAAGAATGTTACCTTTAAATTTTCCAGGATTAAGTAAGAATGATTTAGAAAGTGCTGTAGATAGTTCTATAGGAAAAAGATTTAATAACCCTACAGCTAAACTGTATAATAGTTATACAGAAAAAACTGTTAATAGTACATTACTAGATGTAATAGAATATATAATAGCAAGAGAACCTATAATGTGTGCTTCTGGAGTGCTTTTTAAACGGCACGCAGATTGTAGAAATCCTTTAATACCACTAATTTCTTCTTATCTTGATAATAGAAAGAAAGCTAAGAACACAATGTTCAAATTCCCTAAGGGTTCAGAAGAATTTGAAAAGTATAATCTTCTTCAATTACTATTTAAAATTGATACGAATTCGTTATACGGATGCTTGGGTCAATATAGTTGCATTTTATATGATTTACATGTTGCTTCTTCAATAACTACTCAAGCGAAGAGTTGTATATCCTCAGCAGGATTATTCTTTGAAGCTTTCTTAGCGAACAACGTTAAGTTTGAATGCTTAAATGAAGTGATTACATTTATAGATAATATTATTTGTGAAAGTGTAGATAGAAAATTAAAGGATGAAATAATATTATCAGAAAATATATCAGCAGATTCTTGTTTCGCTAAAATAATAGGAACTTGTGGATTTAATTATGTGCCATCTAAAAAAGATTGTGATATTATATACAATATTATATGTGGTTTAAATCAAGAGAATGTAAATAGAATTTACTATAAGAATAATCTATATGATTTCTTAGAGAATCCTCATGTAAATAAAGCTTTTATGGATATATTACAAAAACTGAATACTCCTTATATGGACCCTAATGTATTACCAGGATTTGATAAGAAAAAATTTCCTGATGGTGGTCTAGGTTCAAAAGAACTAGAATACTTTAAAGATTTATTAGAAGAATATGTATATTATAAGTTTCAATATTTCAACAGGCTCGAGAAGTACAATAATATGATTAGAAGTGTCGTGTGTATAACGGATAAACTCTGTGTCCCTTCTCTATAGTAATATAGAGTCGAATAACCTTTTGAATTGCTGGAAGTTCCCCAAATGTTCATAAACCATAATTATAAGAGAAATGGTTACGAAAGTAAAAACAATATATGAACCTGACATAAGCTGAAATAAAAGCCTGTAAAGGTGCTAAGTGTTATTAACAAGGGATAATCAGCATCAGAAATAAAATAACAATTAATTTATTTTTAGATAGCTTACAAAGAAGGAGGTGAAAATATGAATAAACAATTCATGGTAAGAGATCAAATACATTTACAAGAAGAATGGAGACAAATATCATTATATTTACCAATAGTAAAAGATTATTATTTCGTAAGTAATTCGGGAGATATAATGAATAAAGATACATATCTTAGTAGAAAAAATAAAAGAATGGTTTGATATAGAAATAAGTATAAACAATTACTATATAAAATTAAATATAGAATATTATGGATTGATGTATCTAAAAATTATAAATTTTAAAATTGTTATTTTATTTTTGTTCAACGACTATCGAAAGCTATATACTAAAGTCGAAATTCTTTAGTTGAAAATAAGGTATTAGAAATAATACACGAAGCAAGTAGAGTACAGCTTATATATTTTATATAAGTAAAACCGTTCCGTGATAAGGATATAAGAGTTTTTTAAATGGAAGTGGAAGGTTGCCTATATATTTCGTTATAGGTAAATGATATAGTCTAAAATCGACAGATAGTTCAATATTGAGCTTAGATCCATTCTATCAATACTCTCTTACAAAGATAAAAGATTTGGATTTAAAGATTAAACACACTCCAATAGATTTCATGGAAAGACTAAAAGAAGATGAATTTGGTGATGTTATTAAACCTATTAAATTTATGGAAAGAGTAGAAGATGAATTGGATTATTCATTCTATGATGATGAAGTAATACAAATGAAGAAGATGATAAACCCTTTAAAGGTTATTCCACAAGAAGGGGTTAGATATTCTATAATAAATATAATGTCTTATTGCTTGACACACTTTGTTAATGATTATATGGAAAGATACACTAAGAATACTCACTCATGGGCAGAAGGAAAAGAATGTCTTATTGTTATGAAGAATGAATTCTTATTTAAGACCATATTGTTATCTGGTGTTAAAAAAAATTATGCTTCTATACAAGAAATACAAGAAGGAAATTTAATAAAGGGTGGTTATTTCGATATTAAGGGATTAGCAATGCAAAAATCTATCACTAATAAATTTACCCAAAAAAGATTAAAACAAATTATGTATGAAGATGTCTTAAACACAGAGAACTTCGATCAAATTACTCTTTTAAAACATTTAGCAATATTTGAAAAAGAAATATTTGAAGATCTAAGAACTGGAGGTCGTAAGATGTATAAACCACGTAAGATCAAAGCAATTAGCGGTTATGCTGATCCCATGAGGATTGGTGGAGTTAAAGCATCTTATACATGGAATGAATTGAAAGATGACCATGATGTTGGTTTTGATTTAGAAGGAACTAATGCAGTTGAAGTAGTAGATATGATTATAAATATAAAAACAATAGAAAAATTAAAGAAACAAGCAGATGAATTGCGTCTGGATAATAGTGTTGAGTCTAAAAATAAAGCTAATTATCTTATGATTAAATATGAGAAATTGAAAGATATGTTAAAGAGTACTACATATAAAGGTTCTATTAAAAGTATCTCAATTCCATCAGATACTAAGGTACCAGAATACTTAGTACAATTTATAGACTATAATAAAATCATAAATGGAGCTTTATCTTTATTCCCAATTGAGCAACTGAATATATATAGAGGTAATAAACAAAATAATTATACAAATATAATATCATTCTAATAAAGAGAGGAGTGTAAAAACTCCTTTTTAATGAAGTTTATAGAACAAAATAGAAAGTGAGGACAAGCTATGAACAGTTATGATTATCTAATACAGAAACAAAAGTTATCTTTATGGTCTAAATTTAAAAAGCTTTTTAAAAAGAAAAGTAAATACCCATTTGATGTAGATGACCCTCCTAGAATCTCAATGAGTTTTAAACAAACTATGAGAAAACTTACGGAAAATACAAATGGAATTCCTCAAGAAGTATTAGAATGTATTGCTAAAGAATCAGAGAAAATAGAAGGAGGAGATCATAAGACAACAATGTATGATTTTTATGAAAGAGAAATGTATCCTTCTCCTAAGGGATGTTATATTAAAACACCTATAACTTTAAAAAGTTCAGATAAAGATACACATTTAGAAGCTATTCTAAATGCCCCTGAAGAGTTTGAAGATGATATCAAACCATCATTTTCATTAAGAGCTTTAGGTAATATAGAAAAATCTAATGATAATGAAAAAATGGTGAATGTAAATTTGAGATCTCCTATACTTACATATGATTGGGTCTTATATCCATCTCATTTACTACATAAGAATATAAAATGGTATGTCAGATTATGGGATTGGGTTAAAGGACTTAGATATTTACCCACTAAAATTGAATATAAAATAAATAGTTTATATGTAAATTCTATATTTTATAAAGAAAAGGAGAATGATTATAATGATTAATATTGGAAATGGTCAAGTAATTACTATTTCAGGGAGCACTTCATTTAAAGAAGAAATGATAATAGAAGAAAAAAGATTAGCACTAGAGGGATACATTGTATTGCCTCTTTCTATATTTTCACATGCTGATTCAGAAGATCTAGGTAAAGAAGAGTTGGATATGTTGTTTCAAAATCATTTAAAGAAGATAAGAATGTGTGATATATTATTTGTGGTAGATGTAGATGGTTATATTGGGACTAATACTGAGAAAGAAATAGACTATGCTAGAAGTATAAATAAAGAAATAAGATTTTTATATCATGAAGAATTAAATAGAGCTGTCGAAATAAGTCCATATAGTAAGAAAAAACAATGGAGTGAATTTTTAGAAACAGGTTTATTATTACAAGTAAATCAAATTCTTCATAATTTTGGATTCGCTATTACTGTATGCAGGGATAAACAAGGTAATTTTATTGAAGCATATCCCGCTAGAGTGACATATAGAGGATTCGTTGAAAAGTCTATTGATAAATCATATAGTAAAGTGGCTAAGTATCTAAAAGAAAATAGTGAAGAATTATCAAAAGATTGCGAGGAATAATGTATGTATGTAAATAAGGAAAATAATGAAGAAATAGAAGCTATACAATTTTATGTAGATAATATGGCAGATTTTTTCTTTGACAAGGTAGGTACAGATGAAGTTGTGTTACGAAAATGTGATTATAAAAGATATAGTAAAAAAGATGTGCATTCTGTGAGATAAAAACAAATGGTGTAACAAAAATATGTCGTGGTGGAGATTATGTTATTAATACTAAAGAAGGTTTAATAGTAATGACACCAGAAGAATTTAATTCTAAATATAAAAAATGTTAAATATTACTATTAGTAAAACTTATTAGTATAAAAAATAATTAAATGAGGTGTAATAAAATGAATAAGAACTTTTTAAAATTTTACGAACAAATAGCACAAGATCAAGAAAATAAAAGAACAGCATTGGATATATTACAAGATGATGGTCAAATAACAGTACTTAATTCGATAGATGTTAAATATAAAGCTGTAATAGAAATACATAATTGTATTAATAATCCTTTTTATTTCTTGGACAAGCTTAAAATATCTCAAGATATAACAGACGAGAAAACGGAAATCATTCCAATGCCTATCAATTTAAGTTCTTTTATGGCTATTAAAATTATACATAGTAAAAAGAATAATATAATTTTAGATAATCCAATAGGTACTAACTGTAATGAATTGATTTTAGGATATATTCTTTATAAATTATTATTTACCGATGAATATGTAATTTTAAATAGTAGTAATTACAATATGGCTTATTATTTAAAAATAATAGAGGATATATATTTACAAATGCCTAATTATTTGAAGATTAAACAAATAGAGGCTATAACAAGCAGAATATTATTTGATGTATATGGAGTAGATCCTTATGATGAGATTTTGAATGATGGTATAAAGGTAGGATTAATAGCTTATATCGATTCAAATTCTATACCTCCATCTGAATTATTATTATCAACTAAAATAAATATACCTATTATTGTTTCTAATAATGGTGGGGATTCAAGAAACTTTAAATATAGATTCGACAAAGACCATAATGCATATTCATTTAAGATAATAAACTATGATGTGAAATCTTTAGGATTATCAAATAAATGGTTAGAAGAAAAATACGAATATCTGTCTCGTAATACTGAAAGTTATTTGCAAAAAGTATTTATGATGTATGATGATATGACAGATGAAGAAGCGGAATTATTCGAAAAAACATGGAAAGATAAATATTAATAAAGATTAAGAGACAACAAATTTATTCTGTTGTCTCATTTTTAAGGAGGAATATAAATGGATAATATATATTATCAAATGGATACAACAAACACTTCATTTTTAGAGTTACATAAAGTGTTTGAATTTCAGAATAAAATTAAAAATAATAAATTTTTTCTAGCAGTTAAAGATCCTACATTAATAGGAGTAGATCCTTATGATCCTAATCTGAATTTAGAGACCAAACAAAGAATCATAAAAGAATGTGTAAATAATTATTGGTATTATTTACGAGAAATAGTTAGAATTCCAGACATAGGAGGAGATAAAGGAACTCAATTCAAATTGCATAGAGGAAATTTAGCAATAAACTTTTGTATGATGAATAATTTTAATACTATGGCTGAATTAAGTTTACAACATGGAAAGAATATCACAGTTTCAGCTAGATTATCGTGGGAATTTTTATTTGGTACAACTAATAGTAGTGCTGATATCATAAGTAAAAGTATGGAAAATAGTAAATTAAATCTACATATAATAAGAGAAATATGTGTAGCCTTACCAGATTACCTAAAACTAAATAATTTTAAAATAGACATAAAGGGCAGTATTCAAAGGTATATAGATAATTATGAAAAAATAGAG